GGGAGACAAAGGAGGACTCTCGGAATTGATTCGCATTCTCAAAGAATACAAGGGAGACAATGCGATCGTGTGTATCAGCAACGAGTGGATGGAAAAGAAATTTCAACCCTTTCAAAAAATCTGTCAAACCTTTGCCGTCGGCGCGCCCTCTCATAGCGATGTGGTCTCTCTCATTCGCACACAATTCAAGGATCTATCCGGAACCTCTTTGTCCGATCTCGACCCCCTCGCAAAGGAACTGTCGGCCATTCACAGTGGAGACTTGCGAAAAATCCTTCAATCGGTGCGTGAAATCAAGCACGATGTCGCGAAGGGGACTCTGTCTGTCTTACAAGTGAAACACACGATTGAATCGGGACTGGCGGACGCACACGCACTCGGGTCGAATCGTATTCGACGATCGGAAACCATCAAGACGTCAGTGGGGCAACTGTTGCGGGGGGCCCTTGACATGACGGCGGAGGTGCCTCTGAATAACAACGACTTGAATTTGGCGGGACTCCACCTTCACGAATCCTTGCCGACTTGGATCAAGCGATACGTAGGAAACAATGCCCGCGGCTACGAGATGTATAAACGGGCCTTTCAGACCATTTTGTCATCCGATCGCCTGGACTACTACACCTTTTTTTTCCAGCATTGGACACTGTTTCCCTTGACCTACCAGGCCAAACTCCAGTCGGTCAACCAGATTCTGTTTGGTCCTGGGGGTGTCGCAGAAGATGCTGCCACGTCGTGGACGGACGACTCTATGGAATACACCGCTGTACTCGCGAAGCAATCGATGTTGTACAATCAGTTCCGGTACCTGTGTGAGATGAGGGACCTTTTTGTGGCAACGGACCCTCGGTTCGATGCGGGGTTCGATTCGACGGTCTGGAAGGCAAACGTATTTCTCTTGGCGGCTGACTCGGAAATCAAAAAAGTGGGGTCACCTGGATACGGAAAAAAAGAAGGCCAGCCCGCGTGGGAACATTCGGAATTTTGGAGAGGCATATTGCCTAGGTGGTTTCCTGGTACGGATGCGAATCGCTTTATGCGTCTGCTTCAAGCGTTGGACGTACCTCGTCCGTCTGCGTTTCCTACATCCTAGTTCAGTCGTCGCTGGTAGGCGGAGGTCAGCATTGCCTGCTGCTCCTCGGTCAGATGGGCTTCGGAGGCAAGGGTGTTTTGATTGCGACGGTGGAGAATCACCAACTCCATGTCGTGGAGACGGCGAAGGAAGGATGCAAACTCGGCGGGGGCATAGGTACGCAAGACGGACAGGCGAGGAATGCGTTGATAGGACCGAGGGCGGAGTTCGCGAAAGGCGGGAACGGGAATCAGGGCGGGAGCTGCGTGGCGCATCGAGGTCAGAATGGAAGCAGCTTCGTAGTCTTCGGCAGTAAACTTGACGGGGTGGGACATGGAACGAGTAAGCATGGTTGGATGCCTGGCTGTGAGACAGCTAGGCATCCCTCAATTTTAAGGGGCTCCGCCCCTTCGACCCCGTCCTGGGACCCACGCTGATTACCGTGAGAGGGGGTCGAAGGGGGCTATGCCCCCTTGGGGCTATGCCCCCTTTATTCGTCTCCTTACCTCCTTATACACATCTTCCAAGGTTTCTTTTCCATCGTAGGTAAGTTTCATTTTGGAAAGAGGAAAGGTAACATAGGGTCCGATATCAAATAACTCGTTCCAAACTTGGAGCGTTGCCAATTTATACCCAACCGTTTCCAGTAAGGCTGTATCATGTGTTCTAAAAAACAACAATTTGCTCGTCGTTTTAATCGGAAATTGATCCGCCGTTATATCAATATGAACCTTGGCATCCATATCAAAGACCCATACATGAAATGCGGGTTTCCCCATTGCCTTATTTTTAAATGTGCCGCACATTAATGTCACATTAGGTAGCCATTCAAGCAACAATCGAGTTGCGTGCGGACACGATGCCTCAGGAAACTGTTCGTGCGTTTTTTCTAATACCGTGCGAACCATTTTCACGGTATCATATGTATCTCTAAAATTTCGTCTATACCATGCCAAATTTAGGTCCAAGGTATGTTGCATATCCTATAAGGGTACGATAATTTTTAGTCGAGCCCTCCAAACAGCACATACAACGAAATAGGCCAGGACGTCAGGATCGGAACCCAAAAGATAGGAATATAGGTCCACAAGCCCTTGGACCAGTTTCCTTTGAAGGTTCTAGTAATGAGAAGGCCCACAATGCCTGTAAAGTAAATAATGGTCGCGTGAACGAAATTGGCAAAGGACATTCCTATCAGGGACCGGGATTGTTTTTATTGTTTTTTGTGGATTAGGCATGAACCACTGCTTGTCCCACCTCATTGTCGTGAACCAGATGAACCACCTCGAGAGGCGTCGTGCGTCCCAAGCGCAGAGCGCGTCCAATAATCTGTTTTTCCAATTCCGACGACATTTTATGAAACAGCACCACGTGCGTCGCCGCCTCTATATTCAGCCCCGCGCCCATGTTTCTGGCGTTGAGGAATAAGGTTGTGTATTTACCGGCTCCAAATTCGCGGAGCAACTTGTCAATCCGGGCCTGAGATCCATTCAAGGTCGCATACGAAGACCCTTCCATTTCCAGGGCGTGTTCCAACCCCGTAAAGGTCGCATCGTACCCACTAAAGGTCAAAATCTTGGCACTCGGGTTCTTTCGGACAAAGCGAAGGAAGGAGTCCTTCTTGTTTAACTTGGCTTCCGTGTCTAGCAACTGCTCGACTTTATCGGCAGGCACAATGGTATTCGATTCTCCCACCACACAAATCTGCTTCACGTCATTGATTCTGGCACGACATAATGGACACGCAGACGTCCGTTTCAGTGATTCGCACAAGCAAGGAAAGCAAAACAGTTGTTGGCAGCAGGGTGTGACAGACGGCTTTGTCACATCGCAAAAGCAAATGGGGCACGTCTGCTCCTTTGCTCGTTGAAGGCGGTCTTCAATCGCCGAGATGCGGCTTTCCAGACTGGCGATTTTTTGTTCGCAAAGTTCCAAGGATCGTTGTTTGGCCGCGTCCGAACTGTACTCAATCGTCTTTTTGAATTCGTGGGTGCGTCGTGCCTGGTCCAACTCTTTCCGCAAACTGTCCGTCACAGCACTCGCGACTTCCGTTTCCGAGTGGGCCGTCATTCCAATCGATTCCAACGCACCCGCTAAATCTCCTGCGTGAAGTCGTTCCAGCATCTCCGCCGAAATGAATTGGTCCAAGACGCGAATGTTGACCGGCGTGGAACAGGTGACATAGGTGTGAAGCACTTCCGGAGATCGAAAACTTTCCTGAATATAGTCTTCCGACGAATGAATAATAAGACGCGAGGATTGAATCCCCGCTGCGTTGAGGCTGACTGTGTTACCCATAATACTCACGCCACACATGCGTCGCACAATGTTCAAATGCCGACATCCAGCAATGCTGAGGTATTGACCGCCCGCCTGGAGTGCCGAGACACGTCGAATCACTTCTGTAGGGGTATCGGGAGGAGGCGTGAAGGTGGCCGCAATATTGAAATAGACGCCCGCCGCAAAGACAAGGTTCAACCAACTGGCACTGATAAACCAGTAAAAAAGCCCGTTGACATCGTCCCAATCCGTCGTCACGGAAATACTGTCGGCTTCGTCGACAAAGACGCGATTCCACAGCAAGGTTCTAATTGGATGGGTCTGCTTCAAGGTGGCCCACATGGTCGAGGATACAAAGACGGCATCATACGTTTCTAAATTCGTCATAAAGGTTTCCGAGGTGGCGTCTAATTTACGCTTAATAAACAAGGCTCTCAACGTTGTATCACGGGTCACGTAGGTTTCCCACTGTGAAATTAATGCGTGAGGCACTAGGAACAATGAGGTACTGACGGGTCTCAACGTCTGTCCATAATTGGTGTGTGTTTGCGTGCGATGGCGAAGAATCCCCACGTCTCGGCCTTCGCCTTGAACCGTAGTTCGCGTAACAAATTCAACATAGGATGGTGATGGAGGGGGTGCTTTGACAAGGGCAAGGGCCGTCAAGGATTTTCCAGATCCGACGCGATCACCCAAGATTCCGTGCGACGCGTACATGCGACCTCCCACTTGGTCGCCTGGTATGTCTCCGACTTCGATGCCGCTTTCTTTCGCTTTTTCCAAATCAAGGGCCGCGGCTAGCGCGGATCGCTGATGAGGAAGTAACGGTGTTTTAATCCAAGGGGGTGTATCGGCTTGTTTCGACTCGCTATTGAGTTCTTGGCTGTACAGGGCCTCAAACAAGGCCCAGAGTTTTCGCCTGGAGACGAGAGACATCTGGTTGTGATTTTCTTCCTGCGTGGGTTTAGATAGGAGAATTCAGTTTTTATTGTGATTGGCTTAAATAACTGCGTTTATACGCCTATAGATGACCTCCGAATGGCCTGCCTGTCTTAGTCCCAAGGCGACCCACCCGCCCGTGTCGATTGTTACGCCGACGTATAATCGTCGCAAATTCATTCCTTGGCTCATCGAATGTATCAAGGCACAAACCTACCCCAAGGAACGAATGGAATGGCTCGTATTAGACGATGGTTCCGATAAGATCCTGGACCTTCTGACACCACATCTGACGTCGATGAATATTCGTTATTTTTCGTCCGACGAAAAACTCAATGTCGGTGCCAAGCGGAATCGACTCCATGACGAGGCGCGGGGGGAGGTGATTGTTGTGATGGATGACGATGACTATTATCCGCCTGAACGCGTGTCTCACGCCGTTCAAACACTCGTTTCGCGTAAGGTCGACTTGGTGGGGTCCACACGAAACCATCTCTTTTTTACGGACGACCAGAGCATTTGGGAGTGCGGGCCTTACGGGCCGTCCCACTCCACCTTTGGAACCATGGCCTTTTGGAAAGCCGTGACCAAGACGCACCGGTGTGATGAGACCGTGACCTTTGCGGAGGAAGTCGGTTTCACCAACAAATACACCATCAAGATGGCCCAACTCGATCCGATGAAGGTCATGTTGGTCATGTGTCATTCGGAAAACACGTACAACAAAAACAAGTTGCGAGACGCTCCGAGTCCGGTGATGAAGAAGACGTCGATGAAGTTGCGGTCCTTCATCAAGTCGGCCGTCCAACGGGTGTTTTATGGGAATGCCTAACTTCCGGAATAGGATGTTTTTTTATTTCCAATCTTCTAGACCTTCAGACCCACTGGCATTACTGGCATTACCGGCATTTCAAATAATCAGTTGTTGAGACTCCAAATGTTTGCCCGGGATACTAAAATGTTTATAATAAAAAAAAACATTAAAGTAGAAACTTAACAATGAATGAAGATTTGAATAACCGGTATATGGATAATACAATCCAAATGGATTTGTATGCCATGAGACAAAGATTTGATCCAAGACCACGTTTACAGAGATTGGATGCGGAAGGGGGTAGTCCTTGTGGTCCTAGGAGTGCAAAGGAATTGCGTAAATTAAGTCATAGAGCAAGAACTACAGGACACAACTGGCTCTCCGATATATATATGGCTAAAGCAGATTGTAAAGATTCGGAAAATGAAGATAATAGGGGGCAGGGTGATTTAGTACTTGTAGAGCGACTTAGGAATATGGAACGATACCCAACCAGAAGACATTACAACATCTCACGGAGAAATAGATCAGTTGCTAGCCTCCGCAACTTACAACGCAAAAGTCAAACACGAGGTAAGAATCGTAACGCAAATCGATATGGTAAACAAGCCAACTGGCTTCAAACAATGCATACCAATGAACACGGCAATAACGGAAATCAAACCTTGAAACAGAGGTATATGAATATTGCACATCTTCCTCTTGGTCCCTAATCTCTTTTTTCATCGCCGTAGAATAGAATGGCTGATAGTTCGCTCTTTGGCATGATACGGTCGACATCGTCGGCTGTGGGGTCCTCACTAGGCACCGCAATCGGTCCCCCGAGTCGCACCTGGATTCTCTACATCGGTCTTCTGATTGTTGTCGTCTTGGTAGTCCTGATGCTTCTTGGTGTCCCTCTATCCTTGTCCTGGCTCGATCCGCGCCCGAAGCGGATGAAGATCTATCAAACGGGACACTTGTTTTGGCCTCCGTCCAAGACCTACACAAACTTGCTTGTTCCCTTGAACCAGGACGTTCCCGACTTTCACGACGACTCTTTTTCTTGCCTGCTTGACGTGACCTTGTTGGATACGCGTAATTACAAGACGACGGAAGGTCCGTATCGCCAGATTCTTCATCGAGGGTCCTCCGACCTGGCCAAGGCAGAAGACGGCGGTGGCATCATACCAAAGGGATTCCTGGCCAGTGTTGTCAACCAACCGTTGCCTCCCTTTGGTCTGCCCAAACGCATGAACCCCGGCGTCTTTTTGGATCCCAACACCAACGATCTGCTTGTCTTTGTGGATTCCTCGCTCGGATCCGAAACCTTTCGTGAATCCGTGCGGATCGCCGACATTCCCCTTGACACGCCGTTTCGTATTGGCGTCGTGATACACCACCGCGTGCTCGAAGTCTACATCAATTGCCGTCTGGAAGTCACCAAGGTGCTCTCCGGTATTCCTAAACGCGTGGAGCATGAATGGTACGGACTCGCGGGGTCAGCCGCCGCGGAAGCTCAGATCCAAAACCTGTATGTGTGGAATCAGCCCTTGACAGCGGTCGACGTGCGGTCGTTGTGTCCGTCGTTTCCGACCTTCACTACGAAGAGGCCCGTTTGCGAGTCCACGGATACGTCGACGCAGGACATGATTTCCGCCACAACAACGGCTGTCACAAGTGCCGTGTCAAATGTTGTTCCGACATCGGTCTCTCAATCATTGACCGCCGCATTTTCATAACACTGTAATTTTATACGAAATACTTACTTGCCGAGCAAGAATTTCGTATCTATACGATAGAATGGCGTCTATGTTTGACGGAAGTATGCTAAAACAGGCCGTTGTACCCGCGACAAGGTCTGTATCTCCTACAATGATGTGGGTGGGTGTCATCGTGGTGCTGTGCGTTCTCGGAATAGGCCTCTATCTGTACCTTCGTCCCAAGGCAAAAGATGCCCTTGTGATGGGTCCCTACGTGCTCCAGGGTGCCGGCAACGCATCGGGATCCGATTCCATCAAAACGGTCTTTGATCAGTCGCAAATCAACACCTCTCTGGGCAACAATTTCACGCTAAGTGCCTTTGTCTACATGGACGACGTCAATCGTGAACGTATTCCGATTGGGGGTCCCGAAGACGACTTCCGGTTCAAACCCTTTCTGTACATCTTGGGCGTCGGTGACATTCTCCTGGACCCTATCCATCAAGTCGCGCGTGTCCGTGTGAAGCCTTTGATGAATGGTGCCATCGTGACCCCTGGCGAGGTACAATCCCTTGACGTGGACCAGTTTATGATCGCCCGATGGAATCAACTCACTGTGACACTGGAAGGACGCAGTGTAGACGTCTACTTGAATGGTGCCCTGGTAGCATCTAAACTGCTCGAAAATCTTCCAACACTCTACCCCCAGGGAGTGTTGCTAGAAACCTCTCCGGATTTCTCCGGACAGGCGGGTCTTTTCCAAGCGTGGCCTTCCCGACTCTCCGAATCCCAGGTCATGGCTAACTACAAACGCAATGTCGACACGCGAGGCAAACCTCTCATTCCGGAACGCTACGATTTCATGTGGTCCAGTCTCAGGGATGCCTTTTGTAAGATGGGGCTTTGTGTGCCGGATGATACCACCGGTCCGCTCGAGTACGTCGAGTATCAATTCGCGTGAAAATTGTTTTCGTAGGATAGAGACGAATGGAAGCAGCCCGATCCTTTTTCACGGGAAATCAATCTTTGATCATGAAGGTCGTCTACGTCGTCGTAGCCCTGATCGCACTGTACTACCTTTACAAGTTCTTGATTGCGGGGTCCGACCTGGATGTGACTCTGTCAAACGTGATCATTGATGCCAACAAGCCCAAGGCGCATCCCCTTCCGAAAGACAATAAGGATGTTCGTGTCAAGCCCGGCGGAGAGTACACAATCTCCTTCTGGATGTACATTCATAGTTGGGATTACCGCTCCGGACTCGCCAAGAGCGTGCTTCAGATCGTGGACTCGAAGCAGGCAAGTGGCTCCCTTCTGACGACGATTCTGTACCCTAACGAACCCAAGTTGATGGTTCGTATTCGCACAGACAAGACATCTGGAGGCGTCCAGCAGGACATTGACTACACCGAGAACAAGAACGCTCAGGCAATCTTTTCCGGATCCGGGGGCGCGCCCTCAATGGGAGGTAGTATTGACATTCCCATGTGTGACATCCAGGACGTCGACCTTCAGCGTTGGATCAACTTTACCATCTCGGTGAATGGACGCATTGTCGATGTCTACTATGATGGCAAACTCAACCGCTCCTGTGTTCTTCCTAACGTCCCAATGGCACCTCTCAACGGTGCGCAATCCGTTGTTGTCGGACAGAGCGGAGGCTTCGGTGGCAAGTTCGGTGGCATCCAGTTTTTCGGATATCCCTTGACCCCGGACCGCATCTACGCCATCTACCAGGCGGGACCTTCAAGTTCTGGTGGGTTTCTGGGGTATTTGGCAGATAAACTTGGCATCAATCTGACCTATTCTGGCAACTAATCATCTTCTCGGAGTTTCATTTCTTCTATCCTACTAGAAGACATGGAGCAAGTCACCCCGATTCTAGGATACCTTGTAGGTCCCGGTCTAATCCCACAACTGTTGTTGACGATCGTTGCCCTTCTAGTTCTGTACAGCGTTGTCACCATCGTTGAAACACTCGTCGGATTCTTTCAAAAATTCGATAATCAGACGTCCGTGCTGTTTCAGGATACGACGCCGAGTAAGCAGGTCATCATTCAGGCCCCCGATTCCGGATACCCTCTAGTTCAAAACAGCGAGAACGAGGTTCATGGAATGGAGTTCAGTTACTCCATGTACATCTTCATCTCTCCTGAAACCTTTGAAGCGACGGTCAAGGACACCTGCGGAGGCACATCCTCCAACAATGCGACGATGTTGAAGCACATTATGCACAAGGGAAGCAAGGACGGGTTTCCTCTAATGGCCCCCGGCCTTTTTGTGGAAGGAAACAAGAACACATTGCGATTGTACATGAACTCCACCACGGCCTGGGATAATCACGTCCAAATCCCCAACATTCCCATCGGAAAGTGGTTCCACCTTGTCCTTGTTCTCAAAGGCAAGTACCTCGACGTCTACATCAACGGAAACGTCACGGTCCGCCACGAGTTCAAGACGGTGCCCAAGTTGAACTTTGGAAACGTATACGTGCTCTACCCCATACGATTTCCTCGGGGCAACGACGCTACGGCAACGGACTTTAAGGTCGATAACGCCGCCAAGGGTATGGTGTCGCGCCTCAAGTATTATGCGTACGCTCTGAACTACTCACAAATTGATGGTCTGTATCGCGAGGGGCCGAGCACCAAGATTGTGTCGCAGTCGTACTCGGAAATGCCTCCCTACCTCCACGACGACTGGTGGGTGACGAAGTATTAGATCTGACCGCGTTATTCGTTGAAATCAAGACGTTTTTCTTGATTTCAATCAGATGGAAACCGATGAGACCCACACCCATGTAGTCTTGGAGGAACCATTTGTGCTCCGGCTCAAAGAACAGCGACAGATGGCGGGACATTAATATTCCTCCTATCTAGAATGCCGATAGATACTCGCACAGATGTAGAACGGTTTGAAGAAGCGGTTGAAGCGTGTCGTAATCCCGATGCTGAACTATTTTTCCAAAACCTACATCGTAAAATTGGAAGCATATATGATGCGATGAAAACACTCATTGAATCCATAGAAGGCCAGAACGGAGACAAATGGGAAGCCGGTATGATCGAGTTGCGTCAACTTGAAAACTTGAAGGTAATGTTACTGCGAACACTTGTGGACAATACCCCTCCTTCCTTACGATTCACAAAAGACATATGTCCTGCTTATGTAAAAGATTACGTAAAAAATAGAATCTTTTTTCCTAATATATTAAAAAGTCGATCCGAACCAAATAAATTTCCATTAAATACTCTTTTAAAAGGAGTACCAAATCCAGAACTAATAGATAATTATATTATAAAAAAAAATGCTATTATCCAGGATATTCTTTTACCCAAATTTACAGTTACTATAGAAACGTTAAAACATAATTTACAAATCATCCGAGAATGTATGCTCGATTTAAATAATCAACCTCGTACGGATGATGAATTAAATAATAATGGAGTATATTTATTAAACCATAATGTAGAATCATGTCCATATTTTGGCAATAGTTCAGACAGTGTAACAGGGTGTAAAAATTATTCATATATGGATATAAAAAAGAATATTATGAACATTTTAAAAACTTTGATTGAATCTGCTGTGCGAGAATTAGCAGAAAGAAATCCAGATGCGATTCGAGATTCAAATACATATGTAATCGATTTATATAAAACATTAGAATTTTATATGTTCTTCATTGGAGGAAAACATTTAGATCCTATCGGCATCTTTGTGAAGCCACTCGTCGACACTCTTAACCAAATTATATTCCCAATAACAGGATTCAAATTAATTGAAATACAAAACTATAATCCAGAAAACTACAACTCCTGTAGAAGTGTGGGAATTCTACCACCATTACCCGATAAACAATATCCAGATAAAGACCGCATCATCTTTGTAAATCAAGAGGGAAGTCCAAACCAATCCAAAATAGCCAGTGATGGAATGATAGGAGGAGGAAAGTCTAGGCGTCGAACTAGACGAAGGAACACGCGTAAACGAAAATAAAGGGATCAAGTAGATGACCTCCTTCTGGCCCCTCAAGTACTACGCGGGACTCACCAAGAAAAACAAGATTCGTCGTCGGAAGGAGATTCAGACGCGGAAGAAACTGTCGTCAAAGGATCCATCGGCCTACCGTCCTTTTGTCACGGACGCCATCAAAACAAAGACCTCCGATTACACGCGTCGTTTTCGCGCCCGGTTTCCGGATGCCAAATCCTTGGAAGACAAGGCCAAGGCCACGGGTGTCCCGCTTCCCGTGATTCGCGAGTGCTACAATCGTGGCTTGGCGGCCTGGCGCACAGGGCATCGTCCCGGTGCCACCCAGCAACAATGGGGATACGCACGCGTTCATAGTCTCTTGATGTGTGGGAAAACGCACTATACAGCTGATGCGGACCTTGTGAAAAAGGCGAAGCAAAAGGCGTCCGCAAAGGAGTTTTGGAAGGGATGTTGAAGGCATTTAGACCCGTGAAGATTGAACCATAGAAGATGGAGTCTGTTAACAAGGAGTTGGTTTGGGTCACCTTTATCAACTACGGGTACATTCACTACACGAAGAATTTCTTACTCTCGATGGAAAAGAATCACATTGATTTTAAACTTGTCGTGTATTGTAACGACGATAAAACATTTGAGGAACTAAACGACCATCCGTGCTGTATTTGTAAAAAGACTGATTTTTTGAAAACAAGATTTTCAGATACATTTACAATTTGGGGAAAATCAGACTATATTCGCATCTGCTTTACCAAGTTGGACGTTTGGTTATACACCTTGAAAGAAACCTATGCGTTGGGAGTCAAGGCAGTAGGATTTATAGACACGGATGTCTTTCTCTTTTCGGATCCGACTACGCTGTTTGTAAAGGCTATGGAAGAACACAAGGATGTTCAAGTGTTTGCTCAATGCGACGAACGCGGAACGATGTGTGTCAAGTCCGACCAATGCCCCAATATGTGTGCCGGGATCATGGTCTTTCGAAACAATCCGGCCTTGTACTCCTTGTTTGAATACACAGAAGAGGACATTCGATACTTTCCTAGCGATCAGCATTATTTACACGATTTGTTTGTGAAACACTCCGTGTCCCGCCGAACTCTTACTCGATCGGTGGTTCCTAATGGTGCCTACTTTCCATTGCTCAAACGCACACCGATTACATTCGGGTCAGACGTATGCTTGATCCACTTTAATTGGATGATTGGGGATGAAAAAGAGAAAGCCATGCGATTACAGGGTCTTTGGTTGCTATAAGATTCATTGAAGAATGACATACCATTCTCACATGAATTACTTGCGGTTCTTACGACTGCTCTTGCGACTGCTCTTGCGACTGCTCTTGCGACTGCTCTTGCGACTGTTCTTGCGACTGTTCTTGCGAGTCTTCCCTCCCGAGGACAGGTAGCCAAGGTTGCTGAGCGTTCCTTCCGTGTTGAAGGACTTGATCACCTTCAGGTCGAGATCGAAATCCTTAATCAGGTGCTTCATAACGCGAATCAGGGCGTCGTGCTTCTTGAGAAGATCGGTCTTGTGAGTTGCGTAATTGGAGTCGTTTACCAACTCAAACAAGGCGTCCTTGGCGTGTGCCATGCCATTCAGGGTGCTGTAGGCATAGGACTTTTGAATGTGAGGATCCTTTACGGCAATAATGCGACCCACGTGTTCCATCTCGTGACACGCCCATTTCATGACACCTTTCGCAGTCATATCGTACTTGTAAGGTGCGGCCATTGGGTGGTTATACATGGGCGTGAGAAAACTTGGCCGGATTTTATTGAGTTAGTCCAGCGTGTTCAATGGCGGGGTTGAAGGGGCAGCGCCCCTTTTACTTTGCAAACTTCAATCCTCCCAATCCCGTACTGATTTCAAGAAAGTTCAGGGTTTCCACAAAGACCTGGAGTTCATAGGAGTAATTGGCCAAGATCGGAATAGGTTCCACATCCAAATCCATTTCCAGGCGGTCGATGCGGCTGGTGTTCAAGGTTCCCTTGGGTTGTTCCACGCTCGACGCATCGATGGCGAAACTGTACGCGTGGATCGGCCACATTTCCGTCTGCGACGCCAAGCCGTAATCGTCGTAGGGGGCTGAATCTCCGTTGAGGTACCGAAACGGAACGTAATCTACAAAATAAGCAGAGTCCTGGGCATCAAACAGCGGTTGACCATTTGCCGTAAGAAACATATTGCGAAGGATGCGACGTTGGAGACCTTGAAGATTCAGCCCCGATCGTCCTATTGATGTAGGAGTACCGTTAATCGACACGATGGAAGGTGTGATGCCGTACCCTGTAAGGTCATCCGGAGGACCTCCGCCAATGGCGATGGGACGAAGGGACCCCTGAGGATAGATCCAGTTTGTGAGATTCGTCGGTTGATTTCGGAAGGGAAGTGCGTCAGATCGACGGGCAAAATACACAATACGTGTGGCAATATTGTGAACGTCCAGTCGATACGTGCTTCGGGTCGTGACACCCGAAAAGATGAAATTTTGGGCTTGGCGCACATTGTAGCGTAGGGTCGTGCGGGCAAACTGAAGTTGCTCTTGATCTCTTACAAAGGTGTAGGTCGCTTCCAGCGTTGCGTTAAGGGGCCATCCATCCGAGATGGGAATGTTGCCCGAAATGTCGGTGTAAAAATAACGAGGGGATCCCGATAGATCCGTGTAGGTTCTGTACAGATTATTGAGTGTGTTTGGAAGGGTGCCGTACAGTGTTGGATTCCACACAGAGGTGTATTGATCCGTTGGATGATAGGGGAGCAACTGGGTGCCGTAACGGAGACGATTACCATTAGGGTCCAGCACCGTGTAGAGGTCGCGAATGGGTCTCATGCGAATTTGGATCTCGCAGTCGTGATACTGAAGTCCCACAAGGGGAAGCGAATTGGCGATGAAATCGCTGAACCAGAGTCCCAGGGGAACACGAAGGACGCGCCCTGGAATGCTGGGAGCGTTGTTTTGGACAGGGTTCGGAAGAGTCGTATTGCCTTGCCAGGCCACCACATTCGGATACAATGGGGTCCCTGAGGACACGTCAGCGTAAATACCCTGGGCGGGGTCAAACAATTCTGGAACGTCTCCGACCATTGTGCGCCACTGCTTGTATTTGTTGTTGTCCAAATCCAGGAGGGCCCGGGCTCCGATCCAGTCGCTTGTGAATTCCTGGATGATCTGTCCTCCGATCGTAAAGGTGACGGTGTCAATCATACGCACGCCCACCTGTCGCACCCAGGCGAACTCGTAGGCTCTATCCAACACAAAAGTTCCGGGTAAGGGCTGTGAAATATAGGCCTTGCTAAAGATATCCGGCAACTGGATGCGCAAGATCAAATCGCTCAGAAGATCTCCCTGTCTCGGAATTTTGGCCTTCAGCAAAATGGGGGCGTCCAACAAGAGTTGGTTCGGGCCTTCCAGGGGCACCTGAATCGGCTCTTGCGAAAAGTGAGTGTAGCGCTGAAAGGCCTTGTAAAACCACGTGAGTTGTGGATTGCCGTTGATCATAACATTTTCATTGCCGTAGCATACGAGCGATAATAATCCACCCGGCATGGTCTCCTATCGTATCCCTCGGTCTTTTTACTTAGGCCTTTGAACGGGTCTAGACCTTAGAACGGGTCTAGGTCCTTCCTCATAAAAAACACTCTTGGAAATAGATGAACTCCTTTGTAGCAAGTACATCAAATCGAATGGCAAATACGATGGGAAATCTTCCGGCGTCTGTCAATGGAGCAGTAAACAGTGCTATGAACAGTGCTGTGAATGGGGTCGCGACAAACCTCCCCAGGACTCATTCATTCTATACGTTTTTGCTGGTCGTCGTCGGAGCAATTGTTCTTGGTGTAGGTATTGTGTACGTTGTAAGACACTACGGCTTACACAGACGATGGGACAGACACGAGGAAAGAGAACACAGAGAGCATAGAGACGAGGACCGCTTCAAAAAGGAGGTTTGGTGCTTTGTCGGAGAAGATTTAACGGGTCGTGCGTGCGTGAAAGTGCCATCGCCGGCTTCCTGCGATGCGGAACGTTCCTACGGATCGCGTCCCGACTGCGAACTTCAAACCGCCAATCGCCTGCCTTCCGGTGTAATCACAAACGGAGGAGACTCCATGATTCCGCTAGCGTCGATGGGTAGAATTTTATAAGAGCGGTCTAAGACCCCTTAGAAGTTTCCCTTGAATCTATAGAATGTCTCTGTTAGGCAACCTTACCGATGCCATCGCATACAACCTCCATCAGGCCACCTACAATCCCGAGGCGGAACAGTACGCCAAGGACAAGGCTGTCGCAGAACAAAAGGCCAAGGACGTCGCGACCGCGAGTGCCAACGCCAAGGATGCGAAGGCCCAAGCCGACGCCAAGGCCAAAAAAGACGCCGAGGCTCGGGCACAAGCCAAGACAGCCGAGGAAGAACGCCAGACGTTTTCCGCGACTCGTTTAGCGGGGCGTATTTTTCGTATCGCGGGCACAGTTCTCCTAGTCATTGTGCTCTTGATGTTGGGCGTGTATGGAGCTAGTCTGTCCGCCAACCTAAATCTGTACCGCGAATACCCCTATCGCATCTTGTACGCCTTGTACGGCTTCTTGCTATTCTTCGCCGTCATTCCGTACGTGCTGATATATCGCTGGTATTGGCAGGGAAAGAGGCCCCGATTCTACTCGTTGATTCCCATTATTGACCGTCGCTTTATCCATCCAACGGCCGCTGCGTTATTTGGGTGGCTGACGTTCAAACCGGATGACCGTATCCATGCTCTGGAAGAATGGGCTCTTTCCAATAAAAAATAGAAGGGGAAAGAAGCGAGGATATGGAATCCGGGCTCCTAGCGATTTTGCGTCAAGACAATCAACAAATTGGACTGTTTGATCCGCTCCGCATTCATCAAGAAATCCGCGGGCAGTCACACCAGATCCTGTGGCTTCGTCCAAAACATCGCGGATTGGGAACCTTTGTCTCTATACGACCCATCTTGACACCGGATCCCGTCTTCTTTACTATTACGGTCGAGTCCTTACCTGTCCTTGATGCTGAACGCCCTGTGTTCAATCGATGGGGGGCGATCGACCTAGATCACGTGATTCAATCAACCCTGACGCGGATTCCGTATGTGGTCCAATTTTGGGAAGACAGTGAGTTTGTGCCCGTGTACACAGTCTTTCCCGATTATGCGTTGCCGTGGAATCGAACCTTGCGGTCTACCGTGTCTCTGCCGACCCATCGCCCCTTGGAGGTCCTAACTGTTCCAAGGCTCCGAGACAATCCGCGATCAACCTTACGGGACCCCCTACGGGACCCCCTACGGGACCCCCTACAAAGGGCGGAACCTTTGACAGACCTGCCACCCTTGCCTGCCGATGCGATCTGTACCATTACCTTGGACCCCTTAACGGTCGAAACTGCGTACTGGACGCCGTGTGCCCACGCCTTTTCTATCGCAATTTTACAAGCGTTGGAACATGATCCGCGATGCCCCCTTTGTAGACGGCATTGTTATGCGTCAGATTGTCGGAAGGCGATATAGACGCCGAACCACCTTTGAAAGGAATAAGATACTCCTTTCAAATGGAATAGTTGAATCTAACGGAAGGCACGATACATCGCAAATCCACCAACACCGAGGACTCCGAGAAGAATCAGGGCAGTCGTCACGCTGAGGCCGGAAGATGGAACAATGGAATAGCAAGACATGGCCGAAAGAGCACGCATATCAGCAATAAACTGCTCAAAGGTTCGTTCCGGTTTACCCAGTTGTACATTGACCTTGTTGTGAACGTTGAAGACCCATCGAATCAAGGTGTCGCGGTTCTGAACAGCTGGAGGGGTGTCCTTCAAGAACTGACCGTAATGATCCCGACAAATGGGACACGGAATCATTAGTTGAAGCGATTCGTAAAACTGAGTCGCCGCCTGCTGTTCTTCCTGCGACGGAGTTGCCGAATATCCGAGGGACACGATGTGCATGGTGGTCCACACGAACGGGCCCCATACGGAGGGGCTCATGCCAATCGGTGGAAAGCGTTCCATCTCTGATGAAAGACTCGATTTCTTCTTGGGAGATTTACCTGAGGTTGGGGTTAAACATCGAGACCTTAGACCAAGGTAGAGTATGGAGTGTATGAATTGTGGAACTCCGGGCCACTCCTTTCGAGTGTGTCCCGAACCTGTGATGTCCTTTGGAATCTGTGCCATCAAATGTAAAGAAAAAGTCCCGTCCTATTTGCTGATTCGACGTAGGGATTCCTTATCCTACGTAGAATTTTTGCGAGGGAAATATTCCCTTAGCGATCCGGCCTACATACGGCTTCTCTTAGACGGAATGACGATCGAAGAGCGGAGTCGACTCCTGGCCCATCCGTTTGATACCTTGTGGGAGACGCTATGGAACGGGCAAAATACGCGACAGTATAGAAACGAACACGACGTTGCGAAGCGAACCTTTGAATCCCTGAAACAAACAGGGGACCTTCACGGGCACTTGTTGACCAAATATTGCTCGGAAGCCACGACCACCTGGACGGAAGCCGAATGGGGATTTCCAAAAGGTCGTCGGGCCCTGCGTGAAACCTCGCTTGATTGTGCCCTTCGTGAATTCAAGGAAGAGACAGGATTGAAAGAGTCTGTGCTCCGTGTCTTGTCGGAAGCACCCTTGGTGGAGGAATACAGAGGAACCAACGGAATCCCCTATCGACAGACCTATTTCATGGGGATTTGTAAGTACGATACGGTGGCGACCCATCAGCCGACGAATCGTGTTATGAATCGTGAGGTGGGGAACATTGGTTGGTTTTCATACGAGGAAGCAATGGGCAAAATTCGCACTACAAACGTGGAGAAGCGTGCGCTACTCTCCCGTCTTCACCGGCGTATCACGGAGGAGGGATTCGGTGCCGTGTTGGAATCGGAAGCGGAATGGACCCGGGTGTAGTCATGTATACATTTTTCGGAACGACGCATCTCTGAGAAAAACGATGACACCAAAAACGCCTGGACAAGTAGATGGCGGCACCCGTGGTGATCAAAAACGAAGGCCTTCAAAACATCCTTGTCGAGGACCTTGTTCGTCGCAAAGATGCCGATGAGATGCTCGAGACGTGGCACCTTCCTATTGACGCCGACACGGATTTCCGTGTAAGAAACAGCGTCCTGGAAGCCATGGACCAGACGGGCATAAGACCCACCGAATGGATTCGAGAGCGAGAATTTGCGATGGGGTCGTATCCCGATTTGGAAGATCCCGACTTTGCCGCACAACTGACACGAAAGAAGGAATTTGCCGAATTAGCGTCCGAGGCCGTGTCCGAAGAGACCTGTACACGCATTCAAGATGAATTTGAAGCCACGTCCGTCCAGCGACTTGTAGCCCGATTCCTTCATCCAACTACTCCGTATCACAGCCTGCTCCTGAATCACGGAGTCGGTGTCGGTAAAACCTGTTCCGCCATCACCGTAGCGGAAACCTACCTAGACCTCTTTCCCGGCAACACCGTCTATATTTTAGCCCCCCAAGCCATCGCCGACGGATTCCGAAAGACCATCTTTGATGTGGAAAAACTCGTTCCCGCTCCTCCCGATGAGCAACGGCTCACAGGAGACAGATGGCGTTCTCCGCAATGTACCGGAATGACCTATCTTCGATTGACGGACACTGTAGCGACAGACGACAAGGAGGTGATTGACGCCGAAGTCAAGAAAGTGGTTCGTAATCGCTACGCCATCATGGGCTACCTGGCGTTCGCCAAGATGTTGGAAAAGAAATTCAAGGATGAGATTCCCGCCGTCGTGAAGGGCAAGGCACGAGAGGAACGAGAAAATGATTTGCTTCGACACTGGTTTTCTGATCACCTGGTCGTGATTGACGAAGCCCACAATCTGCGCGACGGCGACACGGAAACCTCGTTTGACCTCGACGAAGCGGATCCCGACAAGCTCAAGGATGCTGCGGAAGGCAAACTCCTGACTCCCTTTTTGAAGCGGATGGCCTACGTCGCCGAAGGCATGCGACTCCTCCTGATGACGGCGACTCCGATGTACAACACTGCCCCCGAAATCACCTTTCTCCTGAACATCCTACACGTCAATGCCACCAAGGATCCAGAGTCCGAGCATCTGATGGATCGCGGCGACCTGGAGCGAGGACAGTTCACCAAGGAAGGAGAGGCCAAACTTGTCTACCTGATTCGTCGCTACGTGAGTTATATGCGAGGGGAACATCCCAACACCTTTCCGCTCCGCCTGCTTCCTTCGGAAGCCGCGGGTGCCGCCTTTGCCGAGGCCTACCCCACCAAATCCATCTCCCGCGTCGAAGACGTCGTAGCCTTGACCGCCGAAGATAAAAAGATCCTTTCCATGCTTCCGCTGGTTGTTCATTCCGTCGGCGCGGGAACACCCGTTGGCAAACTCTTGACGGACAAACTGGTCAAGTACCGTGGGGAAGAGGGACGCACCAGTGAATTCGTGTTGGAACGCACCATTCAAATGGCAAATATGACCTACCCCAGCGGCGTCTACGGAAATCGTGGTTGGCCGATTTATTGGGAGCAAAAGGCGAACGAACGGGCGTCGGACGGCACCAGCATTACGCAGTTTGAATGGAAGGCCGTCGGCTCTCCGGCGCCAAAAGTGGAAGATGTGATGGCGGGAGCAGGACTGAAGCGCTACGCACCCAAGATCGCGTCCATCGTAGAAAAGGTCGTCGACGGGACGGGTGTCTCCTTTGTGTTTTCCAAGTACATTCAGTGCGGGGCCTTGCCCATTGCCATCGCCCTTGAACTGGCGGGAGGATGTCGCGTGCTGGCCAACGGAGTGGCCGCACCCTTGCTGAAACTCGAACGCTACAAGAAACCCAAATTCTTCTACATCTTGCTGACCAGCAATCCGAGTATTTCGCCTGATTTCAAGGGCTTGCTCCGCTACGCGACCTCCAACGACAACAAGGATGGGTCCAAGGTCAAGGTCATCCTCGGGTCGCAAATTACCTCGGAAGGGCTGGATCTCAAACATATCCGCCAACTTCATATCTTGGATGGATGGTACCACATGAATCGCATCGAGCAAATCGAGGGACGCGGGGTTCGTTTTTGCTCCCACGCCGCCCTGCCGTTGGCCCAGCGCAACTGTACCATCTTTCTTCACGCGGTGTCAATTCCTACGTATGAAACGGGGGATCTGTACGCTTATCGCCTAGCGGTACGCAAGGCCCAGCCGATCGGACGCGTGACCCGCCTTATCAAGATTCACGCCTGGGACTGTATGCTGAATCACGCCGCGGTGGCTCTCGAAGACGTGGGGAAGCGTACCATCTACGACGCGTTTGGCAAGAAACACGAAGATTACGATTTGGCGGACAAACCATACACAAGTTTCTGTGACTTTTCCAACACGTGCGAATTTATTTGTGAACGAACGTTGCCGAAATCCGAGTGGGGCAAGGATATGAGCACCTACAGCGAATTCGATGCGCGCTATAAATTCTTGAAGCGTCAGGAAGTGCTTCAAGACCTGTTCTCAAAGGAGGTCGCTGTACCTCTTCGCTACATTCAGGACGTGCTGTACGAAGGCATTCCTGCGTCTGTGGCGGCGATCGGAATCCGCGAGGCACTGAACTCGTTGCGAATCAAGCAGGAAAAGGACGGCGTCTACGGAACGCTCATCTTGAAGCAGGGGTATGTACTCTTTCAACCGGAACACGTGACGGACACGGAGATTCCGCTCGCATTGCGGTATGGGCGGGCCTACCGTCGCATTCCGCGCGTTTTTGTGCCTCAGCGAAAGCAGATTCTTCAGCGTCAGCCGGACGGACCCGTGGTTCACGAAGAAGGGGCCGCCGTTGTGGTTGCCGAGGCTGGCGATGCCTTGGCGTCGGCGACGGACTCCTTGCGTGCCTGGACGGCACTTGTCGCCCGTATGATGGCCGAACGAGCGGGTGCCCTTCCTTGTCCGGCGCCTCTTTCCAAGGAGGTCTTTCACGCGTGGCGATGGTTGCTCTACCATTTTCGGGACGTGCCTGAAACGGGGGCCGTGGCGGCCCTTTGGTGGATGGACACGGTGTGGAGCGGGGCGGAGCGAACCGCCGTCTTGCGTGACTGGACAATTCGTTCTGCGGCACTAACGGCTGAGGAGACGCGATTGGCCGACTTGCTTCGACCGGTCGAATTCTACCATGGGCGTGCCGTGACGGGGTTCTTGACAGTGTCTCACACGACCAAGGCCCTCGAAACCTACTGCTTTGCCGAGGGATACCCGGAACCTTCGACGTCCTGCGAACTGTACAAGCCACGTATTGACACGGCGATCGGTGCTCCTGTCGACCGCTCCCCTACGGCGGGAACCATGGCACCCCTATACGGGTATTTGTCCTTGAAGGCGGGGACTCCCATCTTCCGTTCCGTGGATCCTAGCACCGGCAGTTTGACGGGAGCCGAATGTGCCGGCAATTCGAAACTGGCGTACAATCTGGAGCGTATCAAGAAACTCCAACAAGAGGCCCGTAAGGTGTTGCCCGCAGAGGACCCGTTTCTTGTACGCTTGCTCAATGACGAGTTCATCAAAATTCCGGCCTCTATGGAAGCAGAAAGCAAACTTCGCAAGAAGGCCGTCGATGATCGATATCTTGGCATCGATTCCGAAACGACGCTCGAATACATTTGCGAGATGAGCCGTCATCAACTGTGTCCATACCTGGAGTTTGTCCTTCGCATCTTGGATCAAAAGAAAGCCGGTAAAAAGCGTTGGTTCTTGTCGCTCGTGGACGCTGCCCGTTCCGGCGTGAAAATGACCTAAGGCATAAGACATAAGGCCTAAAAAAATGATGAATTAGAATCCCAAGACTGAGTAGGTAGACCATGTTTCATTCCATGTACATTGATGAACGCGTCTTCATCACCCCCACCGAGAACAATGCGATTCGGTCCCTTGATGGATACAATCACTTGCTTCTCGACAAATTGAAGGACAAGCACGAGGGCAAGTGTAATGCCAACGGATACATTCGCCCTGGTTCGATCGAACTCCTGGCCCGCAGTGCCCCGATTGCCGAAAATGGCAAGTTTACGGGAAACTATACCTACGACTGCCGGTTCAAGTGTGACATTTTGTACCCGACCGCAGGCAACGTGATAGAAGCCTACGTCATCAAAAAGAACAAGATGGGTGTTTACTCCGTGTACAAGGAGGCTATTCGAATCTTGCTACCGAGAGAATCCCACCAAGGAAATCAGGACTTTGACCAAATAAAATTAGGAGACACCATTCGCATCAACATCATAACAAGTCGTTTTCAGACAAACGATCCATACATTTCTGCGGTCGGAGCACTTGTGTCTTCCGAAGAAGGGCCAGAAGAAACGGGTGTCACAGTTGTCTCCGAAGGAGGCCCCGAAGGAGGCCCCGAAGATGCCCCTGGTCCCGAAGGAGGCCTTGGTCCCGAAGGAGGCCTTGGTCCCGAAAGAGGCCCTGAAAGAGGCCCCGAAGGACTTCCTCAGGCCGCACCGTCAGGGGCACTGGAAGGCATCCCAGAAGGAACCGCAGAACGAACCCCTGCCACAGAAGCACCGGTCGTCTTGATCCCCGAGGTCTCTGTGGCCGAGGCCCGTCCCTCTGCCGCAGCCCTTCTTGCGGCCCTACCGGCTCCCAAGCGAAAGCGAAAGATTGGCCAAGAAGAAAAGGCGGCACAAGAAGCCACCTTTCTATCCAGTATGCCTTAGACCTTCTTGATTTTCTGCGTTTTTTTAGCAAATGGAAAGACGCACGCCTTTTAAATGTCCTCCTTGAAACCCGACGAGTACGAACGCAGAAAACATTGTTTAGAAATTATCAAAGGATTGTCAAAACCAGAGCATATTGAAATTTTACGCATTCTTCGAAAACACAATACCTCTGTTTCCGAAAACTTGAACGGAACCTTTTTTAACTTGTGTTTGTTGGACCAAGCCGTCTTTGACGACATTGAACTCTTCATCAAGTTCACGCAATCCAATCGAAAGAATTTGGCAGATCGAGAATTGTACATGAGCACTCTGGTCGTAAACAGCCCTTCCGAAGAAAACTGAAGGATCTAGACCAGGTCTAAACTACTTCACACGAGATCCTCATAACATGGTCTCTTACGAAGAAGTCGGTCGCGTTGTTGCCTCTAATCGTGAAGCCTTTCATCTTCCGGTTCTATCATTTCCGAAAGAAGCTCCTGCCTGTGAATGGGTACGCTTGCCGTCCGTTGTAGTGCCCCTTTCCGAAGATGAAGATAATCATCAACCCATTCCTCCCGTTCATAAATCAGAAAAACCGTCCGTTGTACCTAAGGGTCCTGTTCCTGTTTCTGTCCCTGTTCCTGTAGTCACAGGTATCGCCAGACATTCCGCAAGACAGCGTGCGGTGGACCCGATTGTACTCGGCATTGAAGATCCCCTTTATGAGGATGCTCCTCCCCGCACCAAACACCAAATCGAATGCGAAGAGGGTGTCCGCCTTGAAGCCAAGATGAACGACCTGTATAAATCGCAGGGAGGTCGGTCGCGTGGCTGGACCAAGATCTCCCTTGAAATGATGATCAAGCCGCGATGTGCCTCCGGCGGAAACCTGAAGGAACTTGACGTTGCGAAACGAGGTTTTCTGTGGCCCCTTGTTCGCACCGACAAGCCCACTTCTTCCTTTCTTGACTTTCTCTGCGTCGCCAAGGGCATTCGTGTCGCCGTTTGGTTTGAAGAAGATAAACAGGTTATTGTCTATCCGGCCGCCGACAATTTAGACAACGGCTCCACCTTTCCCCTGTATCACGTCACTGATCACGGGGTTCCTAAGGACGATTTTGCGACCTGTCAGGCCTTCCTAGAGTCCTGCGATGCCAACGGATGGGTGGTGTTGCCTCCGGCCTCGATTCTTCATTCCTTGGAAGGGTTGACGCTCCCAGAATTAGAGTCCGTCGGAACAAAACTCGGTATGACGGACGTCTCCGGAAACAAGGCCACACGCGTCGCGAAAATCGCCGTCTTCAAATTGCGTCAACGACTTTCATAAAGAGACTACAACCCTATTTTTTTTGAAACAGTGATCCAAAAAAAATGAGATGGTCTTAAAACATCCTATCCTTATTAGAATATGTCCCTCGAGGTAACGGCTGCCGAACAGGAAGCCATCACTCGTCTGTTTGTAGGGTGGACGACGTCCTCTACGATGGAACTGGAGGCGACCTTTCCATCTCTGGACTACACGACCTTCCTACAAACGCTTAAATATCTGCGTACGTTGGGATTTGCGGAAGTGATCGAAGAGGCGAAACTCAACATCATGGTGGAAGGAGGCTTACGCTTTACCTTGATTGGAGAAGGACTCATTTCCGAATACTGTAAAGATAATTCGCTCAAAGAGAAACCGTATGAAATTCTGTTGAAGGAGCGAAAAACAACAGTAGCAGGCATCTCGGAGGTTGATTTGAAAGAGTACGGAGTACGCGTCAAGGCCCGCTCTGAGCAGTTATTATCAAAGGATCATTCGCGTGTGAACGAAGCCTTGTCCAAATGGAAAGACCTTCCGAAATCCTTTCGCCAAATCAATCGCTACGCCTTCACGTCTGCCCAACATCCAGGCATTCGCTTCGATCTCTCCATTGTGCGAGAAAGTCGCAAGGACGGCAAGGGATCCTACATTCCCAACACGACCTTCCTGGGAGCTCAAATCACGAAGCAACCGCTCCGGTATGAGGCCGAAGTAGAAGTCCTTCACGGAATGAATGCCAAGCAGCACTCGCTGATGGTCGGCATCGCCACCGTGTTGCGAGGCCTTCAGGGGTCCTACGTCTTTCTTCGCGACTCGGTCAAGAATTCTGTCCTTGAATTCATGGCGCTTAAGACAGGAAGCACGACCTTTCTGGGGTCGCAGCCCGTCACCCTTCGAAAGACGCACCTCGGCATCGACTCGGAAACGCGGAGCACCAACATTCGCACCGAAGACTACAACGTCACGGACAAGGCCGATGGACTCCGTTGTCTATTGATGGTCGCCAAGGACGGGCGCATCTACCTGGTCGATCGCAACTTACGCGTCTTTGGCACGGATCGCCGTCTGGAGGGGGCTCTGATTGACGAGTGGGCAGGAACGATTCTAGACGGTGAATGGGTGACGACGGACCGGGACGGAAAGGCTTGTTCTTGGTACCTTGCCTTCGACATTTATTATGGACGCAAAGGAGGAAAGATCGACGATGTGACCACCCTTCCCTTTATCGTGCGACCAGAAGGTCCCAGTCGTCACCTCTGTCTCAAGGATGCGACGGGTGCGTTAAACGGTGCCAAGCACACGCTGGCCAAAATCCCTGCGTCGTCGAAACTGTCGATTCAAATGAAGACCTTTGAAACTCCGGCGAAGGCGGGGGAGCCCAATGGCATCTTTGCGAAGGCCAAGACGGTGCTGTTGCGCTCCGAGACGGCCCCCTATCACACCGACGGCCTGATCTTTACTCCTAATGCGGATCCACTTCCCAAGAATGTCAGCACCTGGTCCAAGCAATTCAAGTGGAAGCCTGCCACTGAAAACTCCGTAGACTTTCTGGTGTTGACGGAGCGCGAACGATTGCCGGACGGAACTCCCACTTCTAAGGAGTTGGTAGAGACGCACTTTCGTGCCGACGTCAACCAAATGGTGACCCACAAGACCCTGCGTCTATTTGTGGGAAGTGCGATGGACCCCGCGTTTGAACACCCTCGTGAGTGGATCCTCAACAAGCAACCCTTACCTGCCAGCCTTCACGGACGTGGAGAGTATCGTGCCGTCGAGTTCGCACCCGATCCTCCAGATCCCATGGCGTCGCTGTGCTACGTCGCCCTTCAAGAAACGGGAGGAGACCGCGATGTCCTGGTCTGCGAATCAGGGGATCCCATCATGAATCGCACCATTGTCGAGATGATTTACAAGCCGGATCGACCTGCGGGTTGGCGCTGGACTCCGATGCGTGTGCGATGGGACAAGACAGAACTGTACGCACGCGGCAAGAAAAGCATGAACAACGAGGACGTCGCAGAGGACGTCTGGCAATCCATTCACGACCCCATCACCGAGTACATGCTCAAGACGGGGTCCGTGTCGGACGAAAGCCCTGCGACTGCTTCTTCTTCTTCTTCTGCCGCTGGAAGCGACGTCTACTACCAACGCAAGGCTTCTCAAGCAGTCCTCAACAAGGTTCTTGGGCACAATCAGTTTCACAATACCTACATCAAGAACGAAATTCTGCTGAGTCGCACGATTAAGCGTGGCGACGCCGTTCTGGATATGTCGGTAGGACAGGCCGGCGACATTCACAAGTGGATTCGTGCCGAGCCATCTTGGGTCCTAGGGTGCGACTTGGCACTGTCTGGGTTGACCTATAATCGAAGCGGAGCCTACCGTCGCTACCTCAACGAACTCATCAAAGCCAAGGGCGCAGTGGCTCCCATGCTCTTTGTTCAAGCGGACGCCGCGGTTCGCTACAAGGACGGGTCCGCAGGACAGACGCCCTTGGATCGCTCAATGTTGCGATGCCTCTTTGGAGAATCGATTGACGGTGTGCCTCCCTACGTGAATGAACTGCGAGGATACGCCGCACGTGGGTTTAATGTGGTCGCCATGATGTTTGCCCTTCACTACCTGTTCAAGGACAAGGAGACGGTCGATGGATTCTTTCAAAATGTGTCGGACACGCTAAATGTGGGAGGCTACTTTGTGGGGTGTTGCTTTGACGGCGACACAGTATCGGCACTCCTTCGAAGCAAGACCCGTGGAGACACAAAGTACGGAAAGGAAGATGGCGTTGATCTGTGGAGCATCACTAAGCAATATGACGATGCCCTTGGAGTCCTTCCATCAACTGAGGAAGGCATCGGACGTGCGATCGACGTCAGTTTCATCTCGCTCGGCGAAGCCCGTCGCACCGAATACCTCGTATCTTGGGGCTACCTTGTCAAGCGTATGGCCGAAATCGGCGTGGACGTCTTGAACCCCGAGGAACTTCGAGACATGCGACTCCAGTCCTCTACCAACCTCTTTGGTGTGTCGAACGAAATGGCGGCTCGCTCCGGTCAAACCTTTCGCATGTCGCCCGTTGTCAAGGAGTTCAGCGACCTCAACCGATGGTTCATCTTTCGCCGTCGCGGAAAGACGGCCCTTGCCTCATCCACCGAAACACGACTCGAAGTGTTGAGCACGATGCGTATTCCTGCGACACAGGGTGGAGGATCGGTGACTGCTCCCTTGCCACCTACACTTGTGATAGAGGCAGAAGCAGTAGCAGAACCAGAAGCAGAAGCAGTAGCTACGACTGTAGAAGAAACAGTTGAAGACGCGGACCACGAAGCCAGCCTGGACGGAGGTTCACGTCTTCAAGTCGCCGACGGCCCCCTTCTGACCTTCTACCACAAGTCGCCTGCCAAGGATGATCTCAAGGTAGGGGACAAACATTGGCGACGTGCCCTCAGTCCCTACGCTCCGTTTACATACACGGACCCGGCCAATCCTTCCGTCAAATACCCCTCCCTGGAAGCAGCCCTCGGCTCTGCCAAGTTTCAACTGGCAACCGATAAACCCGAACTGGGTCCTCAACTCTTTTCCACAGCAGGTAACATTGCACAAGAGTTTGGGGAGAAGAAGCGATCCGTAGAAAATCCCTCCGCAGAACAACTCGCAACCTGGGTCGAAGAAATGGGTGTCAAGATGCGAGACGCACAGAAACCAGTCGCCTTGCGTAAAGTCAAGGCCAAGTTTGACGAAGAGGCCTGGAAGGCGAAGCACATGGCCATTCTGACGGAGTACGTCCATCAACGCTTCGAAGGAGACAAGACCTTCCGCAAATATCTGGAGGCCGCGGGACACAAGAAGGCGCGCCTTGTCTACTACACGGCAGGAGGGCCCACAGAATTAAGTGGTTCGGTCAAGGACGAGGTTGTGGAAGGAGAGAATCTTCTCGGCAAAGCCTACCTTCGAGAAGTCGGATTCCGATTCTAAAGAGAAAGGGTATATAGAGAGTAAATGGATCCGATTTCCTACAACAAGTTTACCCCGTCTGCTCCTCCTCCCTTTGATGCCCCTTACAATCAACCGTCGGCTCCTCCATATCAATACACGTATGCGTCTCGTTCACAACCTTCTTATTCCGCACCCCCGATATTGCCTCCCTTGCCAATGGCACAAATCCCACAACAAGCCTTATGTTTTTTTTGCGGAACGTCCGTTTCAACCGTCGCACGACTCCCTTGCGGATGCTCCGTATACGCACATGAATCCTGTGGTTCCTCACAAATACATCAATTGATTCAATGTCCTCTTTGTCGTTCCACCATCATCACCGTGTCGCCAAACGACATGCTCCGTCAGCAAGTTCAAGTCCTACAGGGAGAACAAGAGGCGGTCGCTCGTCGGCGGGCCCTACGGGGAGGCTGTTGTCTGATTCTTGTCGTAGTGGGCATCCTTGTCTGGGTAATTGTGCGTTACGTGGTACACGTCGAATAGTCCTGGTAAAAAGTGATACGCACTGGATTCCTTACATCACGTTCAAGAATGCCTCAATCGATTACCGACGGAGCCCTTGCGTGGCAACGCCTCGCGGTCGTCAATGCGCACCCGCGCGACGCCCGTATTTCCTTTGAAGAAGAGACGCACAAGTACACCATCGATGGAGTGCGGGACGGGTGGATTTCCTGTACCGGCTTTATCCACGGGTTTTTCCAAGAGTTTGATCCAGACGCCGTCATTAAGAAAATGATGTCGTCTCGAAACTGGCCCTCCAGTAAATATTTCGGAATGACGGCGGAAGCCATCAAGAAGCAGTGGTCCGATTCAGGGACGGAAGCCAGTGCCTTGGGAACGCGGATGCACTTGGACATTGAACACTACAACAACGCGGACCCCGTGGGCAATTTGGCGGGAGATGATTACAAACCCTGCCTCGGTACGGAATGGAACTACTTTCTCAATTACGAGAAGTACCACCGCCTGGCGCGGGGCTTTGTTCCGTACCGCACCGAATGGCTGGTGTTCAAGGAGGACATCAAGTTGGCGGGGTCCATTGACATGATCTACCTGAAACCAGATGGAACCTTGGCGATTTACGATTGGAAGCGGGCCAAGGAGATGAAGTACGAGAACTCATTTCAAACGGGGTTGCCTCCGCTGGATCACTTGCCAGACACCAACTACTGGCACTACTCGCTTCAACTTAACATTTACCGTCGAATTTTGGAAGAGTTTTACGGGGTCGTCGTGTCGGAACTCGCCCTTGTCGTTCTCCATCCCAACAACGACAACTATCGCGTGATTATGCTGAATCGCATGGATGACGAAGTCACGGATATGTTTGAGGCACGACGGGCTGCGCTGGCCGCTGGAACTGCTGCAGGAGCTCACTGAGGGAGGGTGGACTTTTTTTACAGACTAAGGTAGCGGAATGACCATCGTCGTAGCCTTGAACAAGGCACTTCAACTTCTAACCAACATTCAAGATAATTCTCCGAATGCCCAGGAAAAACAAGAGAATATGATACAGTTCTTTTCCTTTCTTCTCTCTAATGATGTCATAAAGGTCTTTCTTACACAAGAAGACGCGATTCGTAAGTTGATTAACGACCTATGTCGGAAATATATGTCGGAACCAGATGTTTGTTCCAATGTGGTGAGGTTGGCTCTTCAAACACAGGACTTCTGTGAGGAAACAGAAATCGAACACTTATTTCACCAAGAAGCAAAGCATTGAAAAACAAATGAATTTTTTTTTTTTTATTTTTTTTTTATTTTTTGTTTTGGTTATCGTAATGGTGCAGCAGGTTCTGGCAGTTTAATGACGATGGGGTGCGTCTTGCGACTGAAGCGTTCTTGAACAGCCCTGTACGAGGTGTTACAGTACTCGATAAGGCGTTCCACTTGCTCCCGGATTGCGTGAAAGTCGGCCCCTTCGGTCACCACCCCTCGGATAAGGTCGCGACTGGCCCCGACAAACACCTCACGAACCTGCGTCACGGCCCTATGGAAGAGTGTATCCTTTTCGATGCGTTGGAGACTCGTCTTCCACTCGTCTTCTGTTATTTCCTTGGCCATCAGTCGGACGCGAAGGATGCGGAGTTTCTCGTCGTTTTCGCGAACGACGTCCCCGCGATCCTGTTCCTCCCGCATAACACGCCAGGCCTCCGCCAGGTAGTCGCGATCCGTGTTCCCAGAGGAGCGAATTCGTCCGCATACAAATGCGCCTCCGTAGTGGGCACGATACGTCGGAATATCGAGAGCTCTTATAACGCTACGGTCCAGTTCTTCGTCGCAGGTGAGCGGGCGACCTGCGGGTACAGCGGTGGGATCTTGACCCTGGCTCTGTAGGTAGGCAAAGTAGTGGGGATTGTGAATGGGACCCTCCGCGATGCGTCCTGTACGCCAACTGAACCCGGTGTTACAGGCGGTACACCACATCTGGTCGCACCCCTCAATCTTACAGATGGGGACCCCGCACTTGGGGCATCCCTTCGCTTCGCGGGCCAGTAGGGCCGCGGTAGCCACGTGGCCAGGGTCGCAGGTGTGAGGCACATCTCGTTCGGCTCCCTTGAACTCGTGGCACTCGGGGCAGGACCAGCCGTTACAGAGCCCGCACTTCCAGGCAGTACTGAGGAATCCGCGACACTCGGGGGCAGGACAGGGCTTGATAAAGACTTTGGGTTCGGGTGCTGTACCCGCTGAGGCAGCGGTCGTGATTGTGTTGGTTGCCGTGTTTGTTGCGGTCTCTCTAGTTGGAAGTTGGTTCCGTCCGTGGCTAGTAATCGTAGTCTGTAGCCTCCGATTATACTCTTGGAGACGCCACTCCTGCCGTTGGAGTCGCTCAATCTCGGCTTGGAGTGCCGTCATTTCTGTAACGGAAGCAGGCAATATACGCTTCGCTGTCAGGTAATTCGAGGCCTGTTCCTGCGTCGCCGGCAACAGTGCTTTTTGGCGATCGCAAAGCACCTTTTCACGGTGCTCCTTATACGTGCCGAAGCGGTAAGATCGCGTCAGTTGCGAGTCTAGAAACTCGCGCTCCCACCCGTGCTTACACGAAGGGCATTGAGGTACGTCACTAATGTCGCCCTCCAAGTACGTCTGGAGACAGGTGCGACAGCAGGAATAGGCGCAGGAAGGGCAGGACGTCTTTGCCCGCGTGGACTTATTGAAATCGTTACAGCAAATATCACAGCTCATCTTGGAATGTGACGTAAGACTCAAAGGGCGAAGGTGTTTCAATTTTTAGATGTCTGTCCTATGATCTCCCTGTGGGGGATCATAGAACTGTACTTGGATTGCTCAGGCCACAAAGGCGTCCAAGGAAGCCTTGAGTCGGGGGGGAAGTTCCGCCTCTGTGATGACAAAGGAGCCCGAGGTCTTGCCTTGGTACGGCGTTCCCTCGGGGTCCAGAATGATGTACGTACCCGTTCCTCCTTTGGCGACACCTTCCACTGCCACGTCGCCAGGAACCTCCTGTGTGAAGACGATGGTGTGCTTGGCATACGGAGCAAAGAGCGTCCAATCGGCACGTGTGCCGGTCATAGGTTTTCCGAGGGCCGTCTCAATCGTTTCCAAGGACTTGTGCGTAATGCTGACAAGGCTGGTGACAAACCGTGCTCGCGGGTCGCGGGCCACATCCGCGGGAAACTGGGCTAGCGACAAGGTCGCTGCCCAATCGGCCGGCAAATCCGTCGCAGGCATCTCAGATCCCGCCTCTTCTGGGTATCGTAATCCGCGTGCGAATTCGCTTGTCGTTGCCTTGGTGTAGCCTAGTCGATCAAACAAGGCCTGGTCACCCCGACCGGTGGCCGCAAAAAGAACCGAGTCGTCTGTGCGCACCAACTCGCGCCCCACGGGCTTCAAGTAGGAAATGCTCTGATGGAGGATTTCCTCGGCACTTCCAAAGGTTCGAAGGAGTTCATCGCTCAGGCGCGCCACCATGACACGCATCGGATCCACAAAGCGAGGAGTCGCTTGGGTGTGGATCAGGCAACGGCCTCCAGAGGGGCCTCCTCCTTCTTCGGCAATCCACGTACATCCCGCCACGCACGCCTCCTGCGTCTGAATCTGAAGGCAGTCCCGTCGCAACACAGAATCTCTTACAGTTCCCTCCGTCGTAATCCACGGTGCAACGCTGTTGATGATGATGGACGCCAGCAAAATGTCGAGGCGTTTCTGAAGTTCATACAAGGGCAGGCGTCGTCGTGCTTTGCGGAGGGCCTCGATCTGGGTACGCACTTGTTCGCCATCCCGTGACGAAAACAACCAATTGGAAAACGAGATGCGGAGGTACTGGTAGGCCTCATCCAGGACTTCTTCCTCCGTTGCCGTGATGGAATCGACGTCGTCCGTTCCTTTCAGAAGGGTTCGGTCAATATCCCACGGCATTTCATCGCGTTCTGCCGCGACGACCCTGCGTCGTTCTCCGGGACGAACCGGCCTTGGATTGTCACCTTCCCCTCCCAAGTCAAGGAATCGACGGTGATCTACGTGGGCGGTCGTACGCTGCGGCTGAATGGGGATTTCTGTGTTACATCGGAGCAGGATGGCGACGTAGAACCCGTCCTTCATGAGCAACTGCTGAGGTGCCAACATCGGAAAATTATCCGGGTTTGCGACACGATGGTTCGGAATTTGAATCTGCTTTCCCGTGTAAAATTCAAGAAGGGCTTGAAGCGACGGTCTGGGAAGTGCTTCGTCTCCCCGCAAACTCACAAGTCCTGGCACTACAGTTCCGTCGTCGATCGCCGGAACATATACTTCCGTAGTCTTTTCTTTCACAACAAGCCCCACCAGGCGATTGGTAATGTCTCGTGCGATGGACGACACCTTGTACTTGTCTCGGTGTTCTTGGAAAAAGGCAAGGAGTTCGCTGAGTCTCGGAATAGACCGAGAGGATTGGACAGGCATCCAGGGGTGAATGGGAAGTGCCTGGACCCCGCACCCCCTGCGATAGGAAAAATAGTCCGTGAGAAAGGCACGCAGGGGTTCCTGAATTTCTCGTGGAAAGGAGCGAAAGACGTCGGTGGAATCTTGGAGCACGCCCACAACGCGTCGATCGGCCTCCGTCGTGGCACTATAAAACACAAGGGGGTCGTAGAATCCCGTCGTTTCGCGTTCCAATAAAAACAGTACAGGGGGTTTCATCGCCTGGGCGCGAAAGGACAGTCCAAACGAAGGGCAGTGAATCGTGGGTTCCTCGTCTCGCTTTTTCGGAAAGCGAATACGTACAATGACGAATCCCGTTTTCGTGAGAAGACCCGGTGTGGCAAAGAGGCCTTCCCACGTCCGAAGGTCTTTCGGTTCCTTGGCGTCCTTCACGTATTGTTTAAAATTCGTCCACGCGAGGAACAATTGTTCCAGGTACGGGCGTTGAGGCGTCACTGTTTGTTGGAATCCTGCGTTGGTTAGGAACCGGGTGAAGGCCCCGTGTTCGCCGCGATTGGGGGCGCTGATGGATTTTCCAGGTGTCGCGAATTCGTGAAGGAGTGTTCCATAGTTGGCCTGTTCAAATGCGTGGATATATCGTCCTTCTTGTCCTTCGTGGCCACGCCCTCCCGTCATTCGGTCAATCATCTCCGACACGGTTGGAATCGACAAGTCGTTGGCTTGCGTAACGTAATGCTCCGTCGCATAATTCGCAAAGGCAAGGAGTTTCAACAGGTTGTGTCCGTAGTCGCGTGTACACCCAATACTGTAGCGGAGAAAGGCCGCGCCCGGCACCTTGAGGTAGGCGTTGATGCCTGCTCCCAAGGCGCCCTTGTTGTCCGTCAGAAACTCGGACGGCGTCTGTCCTAGCAAGACGTTCACGGACGGAGGGGGAAGGGCCACCTTGCCACGCGACAACTCCATCCAATCAGTTTCACGACGCCCCACGACGTTTTGGTGCGGAATGTACCAAGGGTTCTTGGTGTCGCGAACCGTCGGCGAGAAAGGGCGGAGCGTCGATTCGTCTTCGGGAAGGGCAGGTTCTTCGGCAACAACAGCCACCGCCCCCTCTGGCACCCGTTGTTGGGTCGCGGGAAGCGGCACCTTGGGAGGAGGAATGGGTTTGGCCCCTTCGGGCATCACCATGTATTTGGAATCGACAAAGCAACAGGGGTAGGCATACCCCTCTGGATTCAACTTGCCCATGTATCCAACAAATCGCGTGACTTCGTTATCCGCATCCTCGGTCTTTCCCGTTGCTTTCTTGCCACGTCGCAAGACGGTTTCCCCAAGAACGGGGTGCTTCTCATCTTTGAATTCGACGCCCCCGCAAAAAGGACATCCAACAGCACCCGCCCGTTTTTTCTGTCCGGGTCTGTCGACACGACCTTCATACTCGGCCGGCACAAGGGGCAAGTCGTCGTGGACGCACCATAATTCGCCGCAAATGTAGTAATTGGGTTTGTCCATGTTGGTTCCCAAGCGAATCACAGACATCAGGTATTTCTGGCCCTGCTCTTCCATCCTTCGCTGAAGGTCCGCCTTGTCTTCCGCTGAAACGCCACGTTCCGTTTCCGACAAACTGCGTACAACCTGTCCTGCCTTGTTGGTGGAGGGCTTTAATTCCACTCCGAGTTCCAAGGCTCGTTTTTCCAGTTCCAGAATCTCGGGCATCGTCTTCTTGGCTTCCGACACTCCATAGGTCTTTCGCATTCCGACCGTCTTATTGGCCAGCGTAATGGCCAATTCATCGTAGGGCGTCAACGGGGCCTCTAGCCAAAACACAGTTTCTCCGTAGGCTGTGCGGGCGTGGCGATATCCCTTCTCGTCGAGCACAAAGGGTTGCCGACCGGCATTTTTCTGACAGGTGAGTGAATACGATTTGGGTGCTGGCACGGGCTTGGGAAGAGGGTCAAACAATTGCCGGTCCTTGCCGGTCATCTGCCTCAAATACCACTCGTCTCCGATGGGAGGAAGCAATTCCAAGGCGTTACCTTCGACTGCTTCTGCTTCTGCGACTGCTTCTGCGACTGCTTCTGCGACTGCTTCTGCGACTGCTTCTGCGACTGCTTCTGCGACTGCTTCTTCTCCTTCTCCTTCTGCCACAGCCTCCTCTTCTGCGGGCATACCCTGAATCATCGCCAATTCTTCCTCCGTCCATTCGACTTGCTCTTCTTCTGCCGCCGCGTTGTTGGCCACAGCGACAACTTCCGCTACTGGTCCCGCTACTGGTCCCGCTACCGGTCCGGGAGCAACGGTCAGTGCGAGGTCCCGTGACGTGCGAGACACCAACACCGTCACAAGGGACAAGATACGTTGAAGATCTAAAAAAGACCCCGCACCTCCAATTTCGACAAGGTACGATGGATGAACGGGTTCAATACGTACCCTCACGCCCCAGTTTCTGGCGGCAATGGCCCGTGCGTCTTTCTCGGGGTCCGCACGCACGTACTCTAGCGTCGAACGAAGAAACTCTTGGACGTTTTCCTTTGCCACGGCTTCCGTCACGCCATACTCTTGGATCACGCGTTCTTCCAACTTGTCAGGTTCCAAATCCACCACCGCAAGGGAACTCGAATTCAAATACAGGCTTGTGATGAATCGCTTAATCGGGTCGGCTTCCACCACAAAATTGCTGACGGCTTTGAATCGCAACAACAAGGCTGCTTGAACGGCACTGGAACGCTCTTCTAGAAAGAGTGGCGTGAAGGCGTTCAATCGCTGTCTCATCTCCTTGCGACTCGGCTTCGGTCCTTCCAAACGAGATTGAATTGTGTAGAGTGCCGAACATTCAACAATGGCGTTGTTGGACACTTCAATACCGGCCCACGGCGTCTGAGACAACACCGTGGGAAGAATGCGCAGTGCTTCTTCCGCGACGACATTCGGAATAGGGGCATCTTTGCGAGGGGCTTCCAACACGGCGTTGGCACTTCCGTCTTCGTAAATGTGAATGGTCCACGCCGTTCCTGTGGGGGCTTGTGGATGGGGAATCGGGGATTTGAGCAAAATCAAGGAGGTCGTAGGACTTCCGGGTTGATCTACCATGAAGGTGTTGAACAGGGATTCCGACAACAAGGCGTCTCCAGAGGCCTTTGTGGCCAGTTTCACAAGGGGAGTTCCACGCTCCTTGGCGGGAAAGAACCGCAGAAACGGCACGGTCGCAGTGGGATTCATCTCGTAGAACTTGAGTTCCAGAAGCCCTTTTCCAAGGGTCTCACTTCTCGGAAGTTCAAAGCGGAGGAGACGCAGATCGCGTAACTCGGGGGCGGTTGTGGCACGCACAATCTCCGAAGTAAGGCCTTCTTCCAACACCTTGTAGCGGGCATCCATTGCCGTCAGATACAGGTCGATGGCACGATGTTCCTCCGTGTCTTCACTGGGGGCCAAATATGTGCGTACACTGTCTTCGGTAATGTCTGGAAAATACAGTTGAAGATACCCTTCCACCATTTCTTTGGAAGGAGGCGATCCTGAAGAGACTCCCGATGCTTGAAGAAGGGACTCGAGCGTCCACACGTGAAGCGTGCCCTTGAGTTTCATTTCCGCTGTAATGCCAGACAACATATCCGGAAAGATTTGCTTTCGTTCTCCTCCCTCAAATAAACGTGGATCCGGATCTCCCGGAACGCCAGCATCCGAGACCAAGGGATTCAAAAGCGTCGGTCCAAACTTCCAGGTGAATTCCACTGGTTCAATTTGGTGATCGACTTCAGATTGCCCTAAGAACAAGCGGTCCGGCAACCACGCAGAATCGCCTGCGTGCTGATGCGAAATACGTTGCTTGATGGTACGAATCGTCTCGAACGGAAAGATGGTTGGCAAGGTTGTCTCCGTGCGAACCTCTGTGTTTCTTACACGATCGTAGGTATGTTCGACGAGACGTACGGGCGTCCCCCCGAGGGTTCCAATTCCGGGTGGGTGTATCATTCCTATTCTGTGCGGCGATTTCCTCTGCGTTTTTTTATACGGAGAAGATAGAGATGAATTCTGCCGGCCCGTTTGGAAACAATCGTCGTAATGTGTCCCGCAATGCGACCAGCAATGTGTCCATGCGAAACAGCACTCTAGGTGCGAATGTTGCTACTCCTGCTCCTGCTGCTCCTGCTACACCTTCTGAACCCTCCACACCAGCCTCTTCCGGTTCTTGGTTCTCTTCCTTCTTCTCGTCGTCTCCTTCTTCTACCACAAAGCCTTGGTACCAGTTTTTTGGAGGACGTCGTGCGTCTCGTAAGGCAAACCGTAAGGGACACCGTAAGGCGCGCAAGGCCCGTAAAACGCGTCGTCATTAGACAAGACATAACCCGTCCTTGTACATGTAACGAAAGAATCTTTCGTCACATGTGTGTTTGATACACTATAATCCGTCCTTTACGCTATCCTTGTAGGTCGGTGAATCTGTAATGTGGACACCGCAATATTCGACGGGGTGCGCCGCGAAATCCGTGTATTGATAGATTTTGATATGCTCAGCCTGTTTCAGGACCCAGGCAAAATGATTCCAAAACTCGGGAGTGTGCCCGATACTGGCGGTTCCGACGTGACTCATTTCGTGAAGGGCCACAAACAATATGATGTTTTCCTGGACAAGGGCTTCCTTAGCGTCGCGCTGTCTCAGACACATGAAGATCTTTTCACCCTTGTTGACCGAATAAGAGGTATATTGGGCATCCGGAGTGGATTCTGAGAAACGTGAGGCGGAACAGTCAAAGTTCGTCACCATCTGCTTGACAAAGGGTTTGTCCATGTGCGTTTGTTCCAGGTATTTGCGAAGACGGAGCAGTTTCTCGCGTACGCGTGCCAGGCGATCTGCCGCCTCCTGCTTGTCGGGAAGGTTCCGCACAAGATAATGCTCGTCATCGACGGTGGACTTGGTCAACGACAGCGGGTACTTGGATGATTTGAAATACATGGCGATGTAGGCGATCGCCAGGACTACGAGGACGAACATCCATGGACCGCTCGAAGACTCCATCTTCCTTAGGGAGTATTTTTTAAAAAATGACACAGGGGGAGTGGGAGGGGTCCTAGTACAAATGGAAGCCTCCAAGAAATCCACGGGTCGCACGTTCGGAACCTGTAATATGAAGCGTATTTACAATTCGATCTACTTTTCAGACAAGATTAACCACGACACGACACACCAACTGATTGTGACACTGAAAAACTGCGAACTAGACATTCTGGACGATATGAAGGTCGTCGAGGAAGCCTCCAAGAAAACAACACCTCGGTACGCGTCGGCCACCGTGGAGGCGTCTCCCATAGAACTTTACCTGACGACCTACGGAGGTCTTGTCCACGCCGCGTTTTCCGTCGTGGACGTGATTCGGTCCCTGCGTGTTCCCGTTCACACCATTGTGCTCGGCTACGTCGCCTCAGCAGGAACGCTGATTTCCTTGGCGGGGACCAAGCGATTTATCACGCCCAACAGTTTTATGATGATCCACGAAATTCGAAGTGGATTTTGGGGGCGGTATTCGGAGGCGCGGGCCGAGTATGAAAACGTCACGAAATTGATGGATCACGTGACGCAGTATTATTTGGAAAAGACACCATTGACGCAGGAACGCTTGACAGCCTTGCTAAAGACTGACACGGATATGAATGCCCGCGAATGCGTGACGATGGGGTTGGTGGAGGGGGTGCGGTGATAGGAACTTTGGATGTTTCACGTTTATTTTTTCTCATGCCAAGTCGTTCCAATTCGGTAACCTACTTAATGCGGCAACATTATTTCGATATGCCGTAGATGGAAATTCTGCTCTCGCATTCGCAGTTGTAAAAAAATTTTGCATTGCTTTTTCAATGGTGTCTGGATCACGAGTAATTTTGTTTTTTATATATATTTGATGAAGGTCGCCATAAAAAGCAATTAGTTGGGCATTTACTAATCGTATATTACTTGCCCTTCTTTTCAACTCATGTAAATCGGCTAGTTCATCTACATTCCCTTCTCTCGTAAGAGCAATTCTAAGTTGTTTTACCTTTTCCACTAAAATAGTATATTGTTTGTGGTTATACATATAATACTTTCTAATTTTTTTTAGTCGTCCAGTTAACTTTAATGCTTCCTCTATTAAATCTTTATTTGGCCAACATATTTCCATAAGTATATAATATAAATTATTGGTTTTTTCAATTATAGAGTAACCATTAAAATCGGCATATCCTGGGATTACCCTACCGTGCCTACCGATACCAGGATTAACAAATGTTCCATCAATACGAATAAATAAATGGTCAACTTTTTCGTTTGTTATATTTCCATATGCCTTAGGTGTATTTTCCGCTACTTTTTGTCTCTCTCTATATCTTTGTTGTTGTCGTGTTTGTAATTTTGTAATTGGGTCTTCAATTGGATCTTCAGCTTCTCTAATATTTTCAGCACTTGGTCTTGTTACTGTTTCTCTCTTTATTCTTACTGGGGTCGCACTGGAAGCTGCCGCACTGGAACCCGAGGAAGCTGCCGCACTGGAACCCGAGGAAGCTGCCGCACTGGAAGTTGCAACAGAGGATAGTTTACCTATACCCGGAAAAGGTGGCAAAGGTTTTTCAGGTTTTTTTAGTTCACTTAACACCTTGTTAAAAAAAAGTAACCAATGCCATTTTTCTGTTTCTGATTTGAACCTCTTGTGATTATCTGAATTTTTTACAAATTCAATCCATCCATTTACTGCTTCTATATATTTTTCATTGGTATCGAATGCACTCTTTATTTTCATTGTATCACTCAAAGCAGATCCTTTTCCGCTAGGGAATCCAGCAAAAGTTCCACCACCTGCAAATTTATTAGTCCCATAATGAATGTGTGTTAGGCCATGCCCCAACCCTCCCTCTCCAAGGAAAAAAGTACCATCGTCTTTATTTTTACCTGTACCCAATAATTGGTCTATTCTCATTTCGTCAAGAGTTACATTGTATGCATCAAAAGCATTGTCTATAATTGTTGTAATATCGTCACCTCCTCCCCTCTGTACATACTTTCGCGTAAAGCGACGCGATACGCGATTGCGACGAGTAGCACCCCTGTTCTTACGACTGCCTCTGTTGTTCTTCCGCGTTCCCTTCCGAAGACGATTTTTCCGCGTGGCCACGGGCATTTCTAATTACGCTATTTGTTTT